CGCCTACGGCGGCAACACCCCGGTGGTCTACGATGACCAGTGCGCAGCAACGCGGATGTACTTCCTGAACACCGATTATCTGTTCATGCGCAAAGCGCGTGGTCGGTGGATGAAGCCGGCCCCGGACAAGGCCAGCGTGAATCAGGACGCCGTGGTCATGCCGATGTACGCGGCCGGGAACATGACCATTTCCAACCGCGAGCGTCAGGCTGTGATCTGCGCCTGATCCAGCCCCACGCAACAGGAGACTCCACCTATGTCCTTTCTGTCTTCCATCAACGTCGCTGAGGCGACGTCAACAGCCGAGTTCGCGCTTGGCACGGTTGCCTCGCTTACCACGTCGCAGGGCACCAAAAAGTACAAGTATGTTCAGTACGACACAGGCGCTGGCGCGGTCGCAGCCGTGGCCGGAAATGTCTGCTACGTCTACGCCGTTTCTGGTGCGTCGGCTGGACAGGTGCACGTCGTCACGTCGGACCTGTCAGACTCTGCGGAGATCGGCGCAGGCGTGCTGCAGTCGGCTCCGACCGATGGTCAGTATTGCTGGATCCAGATCACGGGTCAGGCGACGCTTACCACTGCTCTCACGGCTGGCGTCGACGGTGACCCGCTCACGCCCACCGGAGCCACGGACGGCACGCTCGACGTGACGGCTGCAACGACCGATCACATTTGCGCCGTTGCAGTCGATGCGTCGGCTCGCATTGTGCTGTGCCATTTCCCTGAGTGACGACAACCGGCCGGGCGGGATGGTCTCGCCCGGCCACAACTGAGGTGATTCATGACCGAAGCGCTCGGCAAAGTAAGAGCCAAGTTTTTCCGCGGCGAGTCCGGCCGCGACTACATCGAGATCAGCATCATCGGTGATACCAACACCGTGGTCCGCAAGGTGACGCCGGCCGATACGGAGCGGTTTGCCAAGGATTGGGCCGCCTACAGCGCCGGCAATCAGGAAATCCCGATCGAGGGCTCGCCGCTGACGGACGTCCCTGGCGTCGATAACAACGTTGCGCTCGGCTACCGGCTGAAGGGCGTTCGCACGGCCGAGGAACTGGCCGCGCTCGACGAAGCGGCGGCGAAGTCGCTCGGCATGGGCGGATTGACCTCGTGGCAGGCGGCCAAGAACCTCATTCGCATGCGCGAACTCGAGGCGCTGCAGGCCGTTGCCGCCCCGCGCCGTGGCCGGCCGCCGAAAGATGCCGCTGACGAGCCCGTGAGCACCTGACCACATGAGCCTGCTGACCATCATCCAGGCGGCAGCCGACCGGATCGGCATTCCGAGCCCGACCGCGGTCATTTCGTCGAGCGAGCCTAACGTTCGCATGATGCTCTCGCTCTCTAATCAGGAGGGCGTCGAGCTGGCCCGCCGGCACGCCTGGCAGCGCATCACCAACGAGCACACCTTTGCGACCGTCAACGGAACGGTCGCCTATGCCCTTCCAACCGATTTTGATCGGCTGTTGGAGGGCACCATGTACAATCGGACTCAAGACCGGCTGGTGGTGGGACCGATCACGCCGCAGCGTTGGCAGCAGATGCAAGCCAATCTGACGGTAGGCACATGGACGGCGGTCTACATCCGCGGCAACTATCTGCGGCTCACGCCGACACCTACGGCGGCTGAGACAATCGCGTTTGAGTACGTGTCGAGGTACTGGTGCGGGCTCGCCGCCGACACGTCGGCCACGGCGCTCAAATGGGCCAACGACGACGACATTACCTTTCTGGACGAAGAATTGGTGTCGCTCGGTGTCGTGTGGCGGTTCCTGCGGGCCCGCGGTCTTGACTATTCCGAGGCGTTCCGCTCGTACGAAGAAGCTGTCAGTGAGCGCAAAGCCAACGATGGCGGCATGCGCATCCTCGATCTCGGCAACCAGCCTGGGACCACCTTGTCCGATCCTTCCATAGCTGATGGGAACTGGTCGCTCACCTGATGCTGCAGCGCGCTCCGCTTCGCCCCAACGCCAGACGCCGCCCCGTCGCCCGGACCCGTCCGCTGCCGTTTCCGGTCGGCGGCTGGGACGCAGCGTCGCCGCTGTCGGCTATGCCGGAAGACAGAGCGGTCCAGCTGAAAAACTGGTTTCCGCGCCCCGGATACGGCGAGATCCGGCGCGGCTATGTCCGGCACGCTTACGATGTGGCCACGGATACGTCCCCGGTCGAAAGCCTGATGGCTTGGAGGGGCCCCGCATCGTCCAAAATGTTCGCGGCAGCAGGCACGGCCATTTATGACGTGACGACGCCTTCGACAGCGGCCAGTTCGTCGCTCACAGGGCTCAACAACGCGCGCTGGCAGCACGTCAACATCACGACGGGCGCCGGTCACTATCTTTGGATCTGCAACGGTGCTGACGATCCACGCCACTACAACGGCTCGGTGTGGGCCACGCCATCGCTCACCGGAGTGACGGGGACTAGCATTGTCCACGTCAACAGCCATAAAAAGCGGCTGTGGTTTACGATCAACGACAGCCTTACGGCGTACTATCTCGCCACTGATGCCGTTGCGGGCGCGGCCACGGCGTTCGCGCTCGGGAGCGTGTTCACGCGCGGCGGTTATCTGGTGGCCATGGGCACATGGTCTCGGGACGGCGGATCCGGGCCCGATGACTATGCGGTGTTCATCTCGAGCGAGGGGCAGGTTGCTCTATACCAGGGCACAGACCCGGCCAGCGCCAACACGTGGTCTCTCGTCGGCACCTATGACGTGCCAGCCCCGATCGGCCGGCGGTGCTTCGTCAAGTACGGCGCAGATCTTGCGCTGATCACGCTCGAGGGCGTGTTTCCGCTCTCGCAACTGCTGTCGGTTGACCAGAGCCAAGCCAACCGCGTCGCGCTCACGGCCAACATCTCGCCGGCCTTCAACAGCGCGGCGCGTTCTTACGCGTCGGTGTGGGGCTGGGAAGCGATCGTCTATCCGCGCGGCACGCGGCTGGTCGTCAACATCCCGAGCAGCGAGAACAGCGCGTCCAGTCAGTACGTGATGAACACCCTCACGGGCGCGTGGTGCGAGTTCGACAGCCACAACGCCAATTGCTGGTTGGTCTACGATGACAACCTTTACTTCGGCGGCAACACAGGAACCGTGTTCAAGGCGGACACAGGGAGCCTGGACTTCGATCAGCCCATCACGGCCACGGGGCAAACCGCCTACACGGCGCTTGGCACGGCGCAGACGAAGCGCTGGCTCCAGTGCCGCGCGTTGCTGACCGGCACGGGCGCTTACCGGCCACAGATCGGCATCAGCACGGATTTTTTCGAGACCTCGGTACTCTCGCCGGGCTCGTTCGCGGCCCTGCCAACGTCGGCGCAGTTCGGCACGGCCGTGTTCGGCACGGCGCTGTTCGGCTCATCGGTCAACGTGTCGTCTGACTGGATCGGCATGGCCGGCATCGGAGCGTTTGGCTCGATCAAGTTCGTCGGCCGGGTGGGATTCGACGCTTCGGTTGCCGGTGGCGAGTGGAGCACGGCCACGTGGGGCGCGTCCACGTGGGGCGCTAACGGGTCGGTGGAGGAAAGTCTAGTCATCAACGGGTTTCTGGTGATGGCAGAGACCGGGGGCGCGCTCTGATGCATCTGGTGCTCGGCCATGACGCGACCGTCAACGCATGGGTTGCGCTTCGCTACGGCGTCCACGTTCAGCAGCAGCCGTCCGTCTCCATGGGCGTCATCAACCGAGACGGCGTGCTGGCCGGCGCGTTCGTGCTGACGGCTAAAAACGACACGACGGCCGAGCTTCACCTGTACGGCCGGACCAGCAACGACACGTGGCGCGAAATGTTCGGGCGCGTGTTCGGGTCGGGCGTCTATCGGCTCGAGATCCGCACGGCGAAGTCTAACCGCGCCGTCAAGAAGGCGGCGCCGAAGTTTGGGTTCCGTTTCGAGGGCGTCGAGCGCGACTACTACGGGCGCGGCCAGGACGCGCTTCGGTTCTACATGACGCCGGAAGCCTGCCGGTGGCTCAAGAGGAATCACGATGGGCTCACTCTTTCGCACGCCTAAAGCGCCGGCACCGATCAACGTCGCCGCGGTCGGTCAGCAGCAGGCCGCCGAGAACACGCGATCGGCGCAGCAGCAGGCGGCCTACAATCGCCCGAACCAGACCGATGCGTTCGGCAACACGGTCAACTGGTCGCAGTCCGGCACAGATGCCAACGGCAACCCGGTATTTCAGGTCAACCAGCAGCTTGGCGCCACGGGTCAGCGCATGGCCGGTGGGCTCGGTGGGCTGGCGGATAGGTATTTTGGCCAGGCCGGCGGTGCCAACGGCATCGATCGCGCGCTCGGCATGTACGACCAGACCATGGATCCGCGGAACGAGCGCATGCGAGCCGCAGCGGAAAGCCGGCTGCGGAACCAAGGATTTGACCCCTCAAGCGAGGCGTTCCGCACGCAGATGGGCGATGTCGCCCTGCAGCAGAACGAAGCCCGCAACAATTTTGCCACGGGCGCGTGGGGGCAGGCCATCAACGAGCGCGGCCAGGAAATGCGCGAGCTGTCGCCGGGCGTCCAGTTCGGCATGGGCACCACGTCGCCGCAAATGGTCAACGCGCCGGGGGTCAACGTCGGCACGGTGGATTACATGGGGCTCAACAAGGCCAACTATGACGGCCAAATGAACCAGTACAACCAGCAAATGCAGCAGCGCAACGCGATGCTGGGCGGGCTTGCCGGCATCGGTGGCGCGATGCTCGGTGCGCCGCTCGGTGGCGGGGCTAGCGTCGGGGGAAGCCTGTTCACGCGGCTGTTGGGTGGCGGTGGTGGAAGCGCGGCGCCGCAAATGGTCAACGGGTTCATGAACAATGATCCCGGCGGACGGGCTTACTAGGTCTGACAAGGGGCGCTGACATGACGCCAGACTGGACGCCGGAGTCGGTCGGGTTCGGCCGGCAGCTTGGGACGCGGCTGCTCAACGCTGGCATGGACACCGGGCCGGCGCAGCACTGGACACAGGCGCTTGCGCGCGTGCTCCAAGCGGGCAGCGGCGCCGCTTGGACACAGCAGGCCAACGAGGGCGAGCGCGCTGGCAACCAAGCCGTGGCCGACATCTACAAGCGCGGCATGGAAACCGGCATGCCCATGAACAAGATGGCCGGGGCGCTGATGGCTAACCCGTTCGGCATGCAGCGCGGACAGCAATTGGCCGACAGCTATTTGAACACGTCGATGAACCAAGGCTTTCAGCGCGAGCAGCAGAACCGGCAGTTTGGCCACGCCGAGCGTATGCAGAACGCACAGTTCGGGCAGCAGCGCAGCATGGCGCAGGAAGCCCACCAGCTGCAAATCAGGCTGATGCAGGCCAAGAGCCAGATGGAACGTGATCAACTGCTGTCGCAGGCGCGCACGTTGGGGCTTATTCCAGATGCGCCACAAGCCGGGCTTGGCCAGCCGCCGGGTGCCATGCCTGCTCCGGCCATTCCTGCCCCTTCGGCGATGCCGGCCGATCAAGGAAGCTTTGACATTCCCAACGCGCGCGCGCCGTTGCCTGGGCCGACGCCTGGGCCTGCGCCCGCTGCGGTTCCTTCTGCGCAGCCCACGCCGCCAGCTCGTGGAATGGGCCCGCTCGGAGAGATCGAAGAAGAACGACGCAACCGGGCCGCCATTGCACTAATTCTCGGCAACAAAGACACGGCCACGAAAATCCTCACAGAGTCCCCCGACCGCGAAGGGCAGAAAGCCTACGATAGCGAGCTTGGCAAGGGGCTTGCCAAAGACATGGGCGAGCTTCGCGACGGCGCGCGCAAGGCTCAATCGCAAGTGGCCATGCTCGACGTAATGGAGAATCTCATCGCGTCAGGGACGCCGCAGGGGCCCGGCACCCAATACGAGCTTGCGCTTCGTCGGGCGCTCGGTGCCGCCGGCATCCAAACTAACGGGCTATCACAAGCCGAAATGTTCAATGCGCTGGCAAGCCAGCTGGCGCTTGCCGCGCGCGACCCGTCTGGAGGAGCGGGCATGCCCGGCGCAATGAGCGATTCAGATCGGCAATTCCTTGTTGGCATGAACCCCAATCTTTCCATGACGCCGGAGGGCAATCGCATGCTCATCGGCTACATGAAGCGAGTTGCGCAGCGCAGTATCGAAGCAGCTCGATTTGCCAACGAATATGCGCGCATGAACAAGGGGCGCATCGACGATCGGTTTTTTGACCGTCTAGCCCAATGGAGCGCGCAGAACCCGTTGTTCCCCGAAGCGGCTGCTACGCAGGCACAGGGCGGTCAGCGCCAGCCGGCTGGGGCTGCATCCGGGCAGCCGGCAGGACAACCGGCGCAAACGCAGTTCGCGACGCCCGATCAGATTCCGGAGGGCGCGCGCGTCTTCGATCAGGCGACCGGCCAGCGGCTCATCAAACGGGGCGGCCAGCTAGTCCCGTTCGTTGAGCAGACCGGGCCGACAAGCGCGCCAGGCTCTCCCGCAGCTCGTGCGCAGGAACGCCGCGCAACGATGGAGCGCGAAAGCAATGCTGCATCTGATCAGCTCCGCGCTCAATTCGAGCGGGACGCCGCGTCATTGCCACCGATTGACGTAGTTAGGAAGTACGATGGCCAGCGTGGCAGCCTGTCAGGCGATCAGCTGCGCCGGCTGGATGAACTGCTGACGCGCGCCACGAGGGGCAACCGATGAGCCGGTATGTTCTGGACGCCGCACCGGAGCAAGCGCCGCAAGCGCGCTATGTGCTCGATGACTCCAACTATTCGCCGGCCTACGGTCTGTTTCAAACCGTCATTGGGCAGGGGTTGGGGTTCGGGTTCGGTGACGAAATCGCGGCCGGCGTCCGGTCGCTGGTGGGGTCGGAGACCTACGACGAAGCTCTGAAAAGCGAACGCCAGAACCTGCGCACGTTCCGCGACCGCAACAAGATCCTGTCCACTGTGGGCGAAGTCGCGGGCGGCATGGCCGTTCCCGGAGTCGGCCTCGTGGGAGGTGCGTTGCGCCCGGCAGCATCGGCGGCGGGGCGCATTGGCCAAGCGGTGGCAATTGGTGGTGGAACGGGAGCCGTGACCGGGTTCGGCCAAGGTGAGGACGGATTTGGCAACCGGGCACAGCAGGCGGCTGTTTCCGGCACATTGGGCGCAGTGCTGGGTGGCGGCATTGGGATGGCCGGTGAAGGGCTGCGGCAGATCAACCGCGCCAGGGCCAACATGGGAGAAGCCGGCGCCTACGGCCGCATTGGCGACGATCTGCCGGGTGGCGCCGACGCGCTGGCCGATCAGATTGCAGCCGGGCCGTCGCGTGCGAACGTAGCCACCAACCGACGCACGCTCGACATTCTCGGAGATGAGATGGTGCGAGCCCGCGGCGATGTGCAGGCCGCGGAACAGGCCACTATTGCCCGCATCATGACAGAAACAGGCGCGGCTAGAACCACGGCCGTCAATCAAGTTCGGCAGTTGCGCAACGTGCACGCCGACAGTGATTTGATGCTGGCGGAGTATCCGGCCGTAGCCGGCTCTGACGCGGCATTGCGCGGGCCGAATGCGGGCTTGCGCCAGGCGCGCAACGTCGATCTCGACGAGCTGGGGCGGGTGCAGGACAGCACGACCCAAGCCAAGCTTGACTATCTCGCCAACAACGGTGCGGCGCAGTCCGCCCAGGACGTGCGCAACGCCATTTCGACGCGCCAGGAGCGTCTGGCGCCATCGATGCGCGAGACGTTGGAAGGCATCGGTCCACAGGCTCAGCCCCCCGGCGGCGGTGCATCCCGGCCGGCCAACATCGCGGACGCTGAAGCCATCATCGACAACGCGCGGCAACTCGGGAGCCAGGAATATCGGCAGGCTTACAACAGCCCAGTCAACAATAGTCTGATGTTAAATTGGCTTCCCCGTCTGTTGCAGTGGCACGAGAACCGCGCAGCATCACGGTCAGGTGATATCGAGCGAGCCATCCGGAACGCCACGGATCAATTCTACATCAACACGCCCAACGGCCGGCTAGCGATGGGGACGTTGCAACAACTGCAGGACGCGCGCGGCGTGGTCAGGGGACAAATTCAGAGCTACCGGCAACAGGGACGCGATGATCTCGTCAACGCGGTGCAGCCGGTCTACGAGCATATCACGCGGCTCATGACGAACATGAGCCCCCAATGGGCGCGCGCCAATCAGCGGTGGGCGGACATGAATTTCTTGCGCATGGGCGCCGAGCTGGGCGACGCCTTCGCGACCAAAGCCGGGCCGCGGTTTCGCGAGCAGATCCGCGAGTTCGATCGGCTCGCGCCTGAAGCTCAAAACATCGTGCGCATTCACTTCCTTCAGAAGCTTTACGACAAGCTCGACGATCTCGGGGATACGCACGCCGTCTCCAAGCTGTTTGCAAATGACCATAACCGCAACATGATCCGCGCCTTGTTCGGGCCGGAGGCAGCCATCACCTTTACGCGCGCGGTGCGAGACCAGCGGGTTGCGGAAGCGTCGCAACGCATGATGGCCAACAGCGCCACGCATCGCCGGGGGGTGGCGCAGCAGCAAATGCAGACCGAAACCGGCTTAATGGCGGCGGTAGGGAACGCCAACGCCGGAGGTGTGCGGAATTGGTTGCTACAGCGGGCCACGCAGCTCGTTACAGAGCGCCGGGACCGGCCGATGGCGGCCATCTTGACAACGCCGATGAGCGACACGGCGCAGATCGCTCAGCATCTTGCCCGCATGCG